TGCAAACCACGACTGATTTGTGCTGTATCAACAGATGAACAGGTCTTGACCATGGGTATAGCCCGTGGCTTGACTGATGCTCTGAAGAAGATATTTAACGGCACGAATATACACGATGTGGGAGGCAAGAAGGTGCGGATATGTCTGGCTAAAGCGGACGCCGAGAGTTTGAATTCCTATGCAGAAGGGCTAGTAGGCAGCATTCCGATGATTGCGATCAGCGGCGATGACTCGGGGTATTCCTCGGGTGGACATAGATACGGGCCGTTTCAGAGTGAATTCGGTGAAGCTGATTACACGGCTTATGATCAAAGCCAGCTGGCACCGCTATGGGCGGCGTTGTGCGAATTCTGTGAGTCATGGGGCCTTCCCCCTGCTTTCTTCAACAACCTCTGGCGCTGCATCGTCAACGCTGTGAAGGGAGGAAAGAAGACTGACGGTGGTATGAAATTTGCGGCTACCATCCACCCCCAGATGTTCTCCGGCATGAGCGTCACGAATATCGTCGGCGGATTGTTCAACGTCATGAACTACGTCAAGGCTATCTTGGAAGATCTCACCATAGAGGAATCGAGTCGTCGTATGGGATTTACCGTCAAGCATGTAGCTAGAGATCGACTCGCGGATATGACGTTCCTGAGAGGCTGGTGGCAACCTACCGCCGATGGAGACCACATATGGATGAATCTGCCCAGTGCCTGTCTGAAGCTCGGCAAGATCTTCAAAGACCCAACTTCGCTAGTCAAAGGACCGGGCGACCGTCGTGAAAAGACGGCCATCGTTTTCAGGGCGGTGATGGAGAGTTTGGCCAACGTGCCAGATGATTATCCACTTCTTGGAGCGATGAAGCGATCAGCACGTCAGCTAGCCGGCCTAGACGAACGCACTTTGAAGTTATCCAAGGATCCATATATCGCCGAAAACGCACGGTGGAAAACCTATGGTGTAGGTGCACCGGATCGTGAAGCGGTTCTGGACGCCATGCATCACAGATACAATCTGACAGCTCTTGAAGTCGAAGAAATGGAAAAACTATTTCTAGACGCGAAGGAGCTACCTTGCTTTATTAGCCATCCGGGTTTTGAGAAACTCCGGGTGGCGGACTACGCTTAAGCGTAGTCGCCGGGGGAACTAAGAAACTTCCCCCCGGCCGGCTTACAAGATATATTAAACGAAAGAACAAAATTAATAACTTACCTTATGACGAAAACGAAATCAACAGCCAAGAAAGTCAAGAAAGACGTGCTATCTATGCAGAAGCGCGACGTCAAATCGGCTATCAAAGTTTTGGAGAAGCGCAACGCTCGACAGAAGAACGGCAAAGCTCACCCTATCCGACAGACTCAGAAACTTCTAGCGACGAAGCAGCTTCAGGAAGTTGCTTGGATGCACTGTGTTTTAGACCCTGCTGCATACGCCGCGAGAATGCCGATTACTCAAGTTACTGGAGCAATTCCAGTTGACCTCTACAGAGCTCGGGCCTCGCCCGTTGGACCAGGTGGCACGACCACCAACAACGTGGCATTTGTGATGGCTTGGTGTGACGAGTGGTACGCCGCTTCATCATCACTGTTGCATACCAATGCTGAGCCAAACACCGCGGCGGGTAGCTACACGGCGACCAACTATGCCGGAACTACCTTTCCAGCTGCGGGAGCCAACGCTGCTGGTGTCGGGTCTATTGAGTTAGCTGACGTGAGTGCAGACTTTACTAGTGACGCGGATACCGGGACAGAATACATTCAAGTGGGCGTGCAACTCTCCCTTGAAATGGTCATGCCTCCGGCTGCGAACGATAAAG